AATGCGCCCCATTGTTTAAACATGAACGGCGTTCCTGCTGCCTCGCATTGATCGCGCAAGCTCCGCGCCCAATCGGGGTGCATCGGCCTTGCGTTTGGCCCGGATTCTCCGCCGCAGATTACCCAGTCGAGACGATTATCGGGAGTATTTGGCGGCTCTAGCGGCGATATCTCTAGAACAGAGCGACGATAATCATTAATTAAAATTGTTTCTGTCAAGTCAACCGGGCCCAACATCGGCTCTACACTGACAAATCTTTTGGCTGCCGGTATCGAAAGCAAAACCGGAATGCGCTTGTCGGCCTGCTCTTGGCTCTCTGCTGTTACTCCCAACCAAACGTTTTTCTGCGGCCACCTAAGAAAGTTCGGACACTGTTCAAAATACTTTTTCATGTTTTCCGGCCTTTTGGTCAAAACAAGGTAGGTATGTTTAGCGTTTAAGGCCATAACCGAAAACACTTGATCTAAAAACTCATAATCGATAGATTCGTGGAATAAATCACTCATAGAACAAACAAATATTGTGCATGGTTTTTTCCATTTGTAGGGCTCGTCAAGTGCATCTACTTGTTCGGTGACATTAAACCCGTTTTTATATCGATGTTGACCCATAGCCTTTAGCCTTTTCGCCATTCTCTCAGCATAGCAGTTCGCGCAACCGGGAGAAATAGGCGTGCATCCCGTGACTGGGTTCCAGGTCTTATCGCACCATTCGATTTTTGATTTACTCATTCTGCGTTACCTCCACGTCGGGCCCTTCCCCATACTTTTCCGCACACCTTTTTGAGTCTGGATTTAAAAACACGCATCCACTACCAGATATTTCGCACTCATATCTTCCGCTATCAGGGTCAAACGTCGCACTCGTACAAGCCACCGTTACCCCTCCTTCAAAACCTCACTGTAATATCACACGTTACCCGCGCAGTCCCGCCGGTTTTCAGTGCCAGCACTCGATGCACCGCTGCAGCAAATTCGATTGCAGAAACATCGTCAAGCCTGATAGTTGCTTCGCTCGGCCGCTCATTCAGGTCACTTTTACCTAAAAAGACGACGGCTATTTCCTTCGCATCTTGTTCAAGTAATTCAGCGGCTGTTTGCGGCCTTTTCCAAGAGTATTTCCCCGCCGATAAAACTGACTCAACATCAGCCTTTTGCCGAAACTGCTCGTTTTGCTTTTCTTCTTCTGTTGGTTCCGCAGCAAGATCGTCAACAGGTGTTCCGTCTATTCGAACGTCAGACACAGATTCAACGGGACTACCGAACGCCTGCAATATTTCGGCAATTGCGGATTCGACTGGCTGCGAAGTGTCTACTTCGACGACAAACGCATTCGGCTCTTGAATGTTTTCCGGAATAATTTCAGCCGATTTCGGGGAATATTTTTCAGCCTTCTTTGCGGTTCGTTTGCCCATCGGCACGCCCAGCGTCTTCAGTATTCCGTGAAACGTCAATGCGCTTTTAACTCCAAGGTGTTCCTGTATTGCCTTTCTGGTCATGCCCGATTCTTCCAGGCGATTGAACTCTTCAAGCGTTATCTCTATTTTCAGCGGTTTTCTTGGCACTTTCTCTGCCACCTTTGGTTTATCGACTCCCTTATTCTTGCCCCACAGGAGTTTTTCTGCCCCGAGGATCTTCAGCCGCACGTTGAACGCCTCGTAGGATTTGAACCCGAAATATCTCTGCATTTGCGTGCGTCTCACAATGGCTCTTTTGCATTGCTCGAATACTTCAGCCGTAAATGATTGCGGCGTACAAGGCACGACACCGCGCTTTCTCCATTCGGTTATCGGAATTCCCTGATTGAGTGCCTGCACTGGCGATATTCGAGCGGCGGCAGCGTTGTCGAATTCTTCTTCGTCGTCCTCTTCTGGAGGGGCTATGTCGGCAATGTGCACGATTCCCTTTGCCGGGGCCGCATTGACGGGCAGTGCAAGCGGTTCGCCCTGGTCCTTTTTCGTCAGCCGTTCATGGGTTTGCTGTATTGCTCTTTGAATGCTAGGTGAAAGATTATTTTCGGACATTTATAATCATCCTCCTGAACTCACGCATTTTGTCTGCAAAACGATTGAGAGCCTTCCTGATCGAACTTACGCCTTCTAAGGTTATGACATATGGGTATTCATGCCGTGCAATAATCGATACTCCTTCAAGGTCTGCGTAAAACTCTTTTGTTTTGAACGACATTGTAACAACCGTGAACGCTCCCGCAGTCATTCTTATGCTTATAGAACTCGGGCGCACCTCGACCCCATTGACCTTGATTATTTCGTTTAGTGGCCCTGGTTGACTAATTTCAATTCTGTCCATGATCTCAACCCTCTATCAGCGCTTCCGACGCCAGTTTTCGGCATTGCTCACCCAGTAATGATTCTGAATTGTTGTCTGCTTGGTCGATGTCGTCTTCACATTGCTGCTTGATCTTCCGCAACGCCTCAACCTGCCGCTTTATCTTTTCGTCCGCATGATCAATCAATATCTGAGCACATTTTAAAGCTTCAGTGTTCGCCCAGGCATTAGATGATTTTTCGCGTCGTAGTTCTTCGAGTTCACCGAGTAGGGCGCTAGAAGTTGGTTCTTTTGCTAGTAACCGCTGTACTTCTCTGAATCCACAATCACATTTTGCCTCGCTGTCGCTTAAAACGTAGTTGCAATTTCTTCGGTGCCCGACATTGCCGATGAATTTTTTAAACTGCAATCTTTCTTTGCGCATCGCCGCCACTTCCGATTCGGCTTGCTCGGCGCGTTTTCTTTGTTGTTCGTAAACTAAAACCAATTGTTGATATTCATTTTCTGTCGATTGCAATGCCGATTGAAGCGAATCCCTTTCACTCACAAGCGATTCGATAAGTTCAACTATGTACCTCGGC